AGTTCAAGTGGACGCCGAGGCCCGAGGCCACCGACGTGGTGTACAACGCCTTACAGCCAGCTATCCGCTTCACCAAGGACCAATGCCTTGACCTGCCAGACATGACCTACGCAAAACGTGAGGTACCGCTCACATCTCAGCAGAAGAAATACTACGACATGCTGAAGAACCGCATGGTCTTGCAGGCGGACGGGGAAGAGATCACCGCTGCCAACGCCGCTGTGATGATGAACAAGCTCATGCAGATCAGTTGCGGTGCGGTCTACACCGACGACAACGAGACCTTAGAATTTGACATCAAGAACCGCTACAACATCTTGAAGGAAGTCATCGACGAGTCGAGCCAGAAGGTGCTGGTGTTCGTGCCCTTTAGGCATGTGATTGATCTGTTAGCGGAGAGGCTGAAGAAGGACAAGATCACCACCGAAGTTATCTCGGGGGATGTGTCCGCCAAGCGCCGCACAGACATCTTCAAGCGATTTCAAGAGCAGCCTGATCCCCGAGTCCTTGTTATCCAGCCACGCGCTGCGGCGCACGGGGTGACACTCACAGCCGCCAATACTGTCGTGTGGTGGGGCCCTACCAGCTCGCTAGAGACCTATGCTCAGGCCAATGCTCGCGTGCACCGCTCAGGGCAGAAACACAAATGTACCGTCGTGCAGCTTCAAGGTTCCGACGTAGAACGACGTGTATACAAGTTGTTAGACGGACGTATTGATGTACACACGAAAATGATAGATTTGTACAGAGAAATGCTTGACTAACCACAAAACGGAGGATAATGTTAGGGTCTCTTGAGAGGAGAACCCCAATGACAGACATACCGCTAGACAAGCTCGTGAAGGCGTATATAACGATGCGCACCAAGCGTAGCGAGTTGTCCGCCGAGCTTAAGGCTCACGACGAAGCGCGCCGTGCTAAGCAGGACAAGATCAAAAAAGCACTGCTGGATCACTGCAAGGAACACGACGTTGAGAGCGTAAAGACTTCCGAGGGCGTGTTTTACCGCACGATCAAGCGCCGTTACTGGACCAGCGATTGGCCTTCCATGTACGAGTTCGTCATGGAGCACAAGGTCCCTGAGTTCTTCGACAAGCGCCTGAATCAGTCGAACGTAAAGCAGTTCTTGGAGGAGAACCCAGACCTAATCCCGCCGGGGTTAAACGCGGAGACAGAATACGCTGTAGCCGTGCGCAAAAAGTGAGGAACACTATGGACTCTAAGTACGTTTCGTCCGCAGAGCTGGCACAGCACTTCGCTGTATCGGTGCCTACGGTCCGTCAGTGGATGCGTCAGAACAAGATACCGCCAAACCTGTATATCAAGGTGGGGACGGCTTATCGGTTCTTGCTGACTGACATTGAGCAACACTTCTTCGACGAGAACGCTCGCAGGCTGGAGGCCAAATTCGGCCCAAAGCCGCAGACAACTTCCGAAAGCGCGGCATCCATGCCTACCGAAGAAGTCAGCTCCGAAAGCGAGGAAGAACAAGAAGAGCTGTTCGATTACGACAGTGACGACGACGTTTAATAGGAGAACGCCATGAGCAATGAAGTAGGGATATTTGGAGGTAACTCGCTCGTCAGCAGCGATCTGTTTAAGAAGCTGCAAGGGCTTAACGATAACCTGTCTGGTGGCAGCGTTGGCGGAGCTAAGAATCGCCGAATCAGTCTGCGTGGTGGCAAGTTCCGTCAGGTGGTTAACGGCGAAGAGCTGCGGGTCAGCAAGAACGACTCCATGGAGATCGTGATTATCGACGCAGCCAAGATCGCTCGGACCTACTACGAAGGAACCTATGACCCTAAGGCCGTATCTGCGCCCACCTGTTGGTCCTCAGATACTAATACCCCCGCCGATGAGGTGCCGGACGATCAGCGCCAAGCTGACCGCTGCATGGATTGCCCCCAGAACGTTAAAGGGTCGGGCATGGGTAACGGTCGGGCCTGCCGATTCTCGCAGCGCCTTGCCATCGCCTTCCCGCAGAAGATGGGTGAGGTGTACCAGCTACAACTTCCTGCCACATCTATCTTCGGCGAAGCCAAGGACAACAAGATGCCCATGCAGGCATACGCTAAGTTCCTTGCGGCCAACAACGCACTGGCTATTGCTGTCGTGACGGAGATGTACTTCGACGAGAACAGTGAAGTTCCGAAGCTGTTTTTCAAGCCCGTGCGTCCTCTGACCGAAGAGGAGCTGGAAAAAGCTGTTGAGATGCGCGAGCATGAAGACACGAAGCGGGCCGTTACCATGACTGTTGCACAGACCGATGGGGTCCAAAAAGTAGAAGTTAGGGAGGCCCCCAAGCCCGCCGTAAAGCCCCGCGCCAACGCCATCGAGGTGGAGGAGCCCGAGCCTGAAGTTGAGGTAGAGGCAGCGGAGGAAGTCGTCAGCGAGCCGAAGAAAGTAAGGAAGAAGGCGGAGCCAGCCCCGGCTGACGATGCTGACCTTGCTGACATCGTGGACTCGCTCTGGGACGAATAAGAGTCCCCCACGCCGCGACTAGGTTAACGCCGAAAAGGGTACTGCAGCGCCCCTGTCGCGGTGTCTCTATCAATCAGGTGGGATATGGACACAAGACAATTTTTGTATCGAGTGTTGGGGGGAGATGGACGCTACTGCACCTTTGCAGCCAAAAAGTCTGGAGGCATCAAGCAGGAGTTTCACTCTTCCATCGATGACCTAGTAATCAGGGCCAACGAGTTAGACGACGAGGGATACGACGTATTCTATGGGCTGGCAACCTATGGCCCTGAGGACCGCCGCAAGGTAGACAATGCGCTTACGTTGCAGTCGTTCTTCCTCGATCTGGACTGTGGCAACGGCAAGGCGTACCCGACGCAGGGTGCTGCCCTCAAGGCTCTGCAGCAGTTCTGCAAGCAGCTAGACCTACCTAAGCCGCAGCTCGTTAACTCAGGCCGTGGCATCCATGCCTATTGGTTTCTCGACGCTCCGGTAGACGCAGCAGCATGGCGTGGGGTGGCTGAGCGGCTGAAGAAGGCCTGTGAGGTCAAGAAGCTAGACGCTGACCCAGCGGTGACCGCTGACATAGCCCGGGTGCTACGAGTCCCTAATACGCGCAACCACAAGGGCGACCCGCTCCCGGTGCAGGTACTTGGCAAGGAGTTTGTGTCACCTATCAGCATGGATGCGCTTTCGGCGAAGCTGGACGTGTATGTCCCGAACATGGGCAAGAAGCGTCCTGTCGAAGCCAACGCCTTGATGGAAGCCCTGACCGGTAACCGCGAGTCGTCCTTCAAGACCATCATGCTGAAGACCAAAGCCGGGAAAGGCTGCGACCAGCTCAAGTACATCCTGAGACACCAAGACAAGGTAGACGAGCCGCTGTGGCGAGCCGGGCTGTCTATCGCCAAGTTTACGAAGGAAGGGCAGCAGGTAGCTCACCTGATGTCTAAGGGGCACCCCGACTATGACCCCGCCGAAACTGAAGCCAAGCTGGAACGTATCAAGGGGCCGTACCTGTGCAGCAGCTTCAACGAGTACAACCCAGGCATCTGTGAGGGGTGTCCTAACTTCGAACAGATACGCTCGCCCATAACGCTCGGTAACCGGATACGGGAGCACAAGGACCCTGTATCTGCCACGGTGGTGCAGGCCGAGGGCGACGAGAACGATACCTCTGAAGAGATAGTGATTCCGAAGTACCCGGCCCCATATTTCCGGGGGGCTAACGGTGGTGTCTACATCCGCTCTGAGGACGACGACGGCATCGAAGAAGACAAGCTGGTCTACATCAACGACTTGTACGCCACACGGCGCCTAGACGACCCAGAGCTTGGCGAGTGCATCGTGATGCGGCTACACATGCCCATGGACGGGGTGCGGGAGTTCACCGTACCTCTGCAGGTAGCCATATCCCGAGACGAGTTCAAAAGAGCGATGGCCCGTAGGGGCGTCTTCATGACCAACATGGATGGGATCGTAAAGTATATGAAAACTTGGATTGACGAATTACAGCTAACGACGCAGGCGGATATGGCACGGCGGCAGTTTGGGTGGACCGACGAAAACTGCTCGTCCTTTGTCATTGGTGACAAGGAGATATTCCCAGACCGCACCGACCACAACGCGCCAAGCGCCACCACGGGGGCAATGTTCCCGGCATTCCGCAGTAAGGGCACCCTGCAGGGGTGGGTCAACACGGCCAACTTCTTCAACAAGCCCGGCATGGAGCTACATCAGTACATCGTACTAACAAGTTTTGCCTCGGTGATGATGGAGTCGTCGAGCGTCAACGCTGTAGCTACGCACATCTGGAGTAAGGAGTCAGGCCTCGGGAAGACCACAGCTATGCTGGTGGCTGCTGGCGCGTGGGGTAGGCCCAAGAGTCTCATCATGCACCGCACCGATACCATCAACGCCAAGATGATGCGCGGGGAGATTTACCACAACATCCCCATGTACCTCGACGAGATCACCAATATGTCTCCCGACGCTATGTCGGAGATTGCCTACCAGTTCGCCGGGGGCCAGCAGAAAGACCGCATGAAGCAGGGTACTAACGAGCTACGGCACCGGGGCGAAGAGTGGAAGCTGATGGCTGTTACGACCGGTAACGTGAGCTTTCACGAGAAGGTAGCCATGGCTAAGGCCATGGGGCAGGCAGAGGCGCAGCGGGTGCTAGAGATCAGGGCGGAGCGGTTCTTCACGAAGACCTCGGAAAAGGCGCTGACGGATAAGTTTGCGAAGAGCGTAGAGGTCCACTACGGCCATGCAGGGATCGTCTTTGTGCGCTACTACATGCAGCACAGGGAGCAGATCAACGCGCTAGTGGACACCATACAGACGCGTATCGACACGCAGGTGGGGCTAACGGCAGAGAACCGATTCTGGTCTGAGGGCTGCGCCAGGGTGCTGGCGGCCTTGGTGTTCTGCAGGAAGCTGGGGCTCTTGGACTATGACTCAAAGGCCATGTTCAAGTGGATCATCGCCATGCTGCGGACGAACCTCAAGGCATCGCAGGAGATGACCTACGAGATTGTCGAGATCGTCGGCCAGTACATGAACGACCACCATGACAGCATCTTGCGTATCAAGAGCACCGAAGACCGGCGCCTTAACAGGGCCGAGGACAGTGAGGGGGTGAAGCAGCTACAGCGGGTTATGCCGGAAGCGTCGCCACGGCACATCTTGGCAGGGCGCTATGAGACCGACGTGCGCAGATTCTGCATCATGCCGAAGGTGTTCCGTAAGTGGTGCGCGGATCAGCAGCTCAACTACCAGAGTATCTGCCAGGAACTTATGAAGCAGATGGGCGGCAAGCGCATGAAGATTCGGTACAACAAGGGCACCTCCTACGACACGCCGCCACAGGACTCAATCGTGGTCACGCTGCCCGAGAGCTACGACAAAGACGATGGCTATACGGTTAAAGATTGACGACCTCTGCCCAGACGGGGCGCGGATAGTTGTTAACTGGAACCGCTTCGCGGTGGGCAGCTCGATCTTCATACCATGCGTTGACGTAGAGGAAGCAAAGAAGCAGGTGCTGGAGGTGACCCGGCGCAGGTCCATGAAGATCAAGGCAATACCTCGGGTGGAGAATGGTATGTTCGGGGTACGCTTCTGGCGCCTGCTATGATACTTTAGCCAAGACAGTCTTCTCCCGACTGTTGTTCTCCTCTCTTGCCCCCGCTTCGGCGGGGGTCTTTTTCCCCAAGAAGCGCTCCACGGACTCTACGCACCGCTCTTCGATGAAGGCGTAGGGTTTGAAGCGCAACGTCACCGCAGT